TTCTTCCCAGGCCGTACCTGCTGTTCTTTAAAGAAGACCAGCAGGCTCATGCGCTGGCAGCAGTTCTTAATAACCTCGTTTTCTGGTCAGCATTTGGGGATGAAGACGGCTGGTTCTATAAAACTCACAAGGAGCTTGGAGCTGAGGCGGGCGAATTAACTGAAGACCAGACAGAGCGGCTGGTTAAAAAGTTGGTAAACAAGTATCTGCCTGGCGTGATCGAGACCTGCTCTCGAAAGGTCAATGGTACGCCAACCAAGCATTATCGCATCGACGGCGATGCTCTAATCTCATTAATCTTTCCAGAAAATAACGATTCCGCAAAAGTACGTAATGGAAAACGTGAAGATGCGGAATCAAAACCGCGAAGCTGCGTTTCTCAATCCGCGAATGACAGGAATCTTGGGAGCCGCGAAAGTACGGAATCCTATCTCTATACAGACTTTAATACAGAGTTAAACAAGCAGACTAATAAACCTATTTGTCCGGTTGCGCCGCAACCAGACCGTGATGTGTTGATCACCGATCAGGCTAAACAGGTTTTAACCCATCTGAACCAGGTGACCAGTTCGCGTTATCAGGTTTCAACAACCTCGCTGCAAAACATTCGCGCCCGAATCGGGGAGGGCTTCACCGTTGAAGAACTGTCGCTGGTGGTGGACTACTGCAACGCCAAGTGGAGCGACGATTTAACTATGGCGGCCTACCTGCGCCCACAAACGCTTTTCCAGCCAAC